AAATCATTTGAACTTAGATTTACAATAACTTCTAATGTTGATAACCTTTCACCATTGATCGATTTGGATAGAAAGACTATCGTTGCGGTTGCAAACAGACTTGACAATATTGATAGTGCTTCTGATGTATATCCTCAATCTGACTATGTTGCTCCAACAGAACCAGATGGAGATTCAAACGAGGCAATCTACATGACTCGTAAGGTTCAGTTGAAGACTCCTGCTACTGCAATCAAACTATTGTTTGATGCGGTGAGATTTGACAGTGCAGAAATTCAGGCAATGTTTAAGATTCTTCGTTCTGATGATGCGAGTGACTTTGATGAAATCGGTTGGCAGTATTTTAATACTGATGGTTCTCCAGATACAAATGTAAACTCTTCAGTAAACAATCAAGACTTTATTGAAAGAGAATACACAGTGGAAGGACTAGAGGAGTTCATTGCCTTTGCGGTTAAGATTCGTATGCAAGGAACTAACTCTTCTGAACCGCCTCGTATTAAAGACCTTCGTGCAATTGCATTGGCGACATAAGATGACAGAGTTTATTCAAGTAGAAGACAATCCTAATCTTGCAAGAGATACTAACTCTCGTGCTATTGTTAATACAAACATGGAAGCATACAAGGCCGCAGTTGCTCGTTCTCGTGCTGCACAAAAGCAAAGAGATGAGTTGAGAGATGCGGTAAGGGATATAAATAACTTAAAGTGTGAGATGCATGAAATTAAAAATCTTTTACTAGAAATGATGGATAAGAAATAATGGCAGACCGTAACGCACCAGCAAGTTTTACCTTTGAAGAATGGAGAGTTGAGTTCAATCAACTGGCAACAGATGTCGGTGATATTGCAAACCTTCCTTCTACTGTTAATGGTAACGCTGTAACAGATGTTATTGAAGCAATTGCAGAACTAGAAGGTGCTTTGAGTTCTGTAATGTTTCCTACAGTTATCGACTTTGATGATTCTACTGGTGTTGCCAGTGAAAGAATCAAATTTGGCGATGATGACGATTTGCAAATATACCACGATGGTTCGGACAGTTATGTTAATCATAACGGAACTGGTGATCTTCTTATCTCTGGCAATAATGATGTTGATGTAACTGCAACCACAGATATTGGAATCACTGGTGGTGGTAATGTTCTTGTTAATGGTGTAACTGGAGTAGATGTCCAGTATAACGGAACAACAAGATTTTCAGCAACAAATACAGGACTTGGCGTAAACGGTGATATTATAGATTCATCTGGTGGTATGACAGGTTCACTAACATTCCCTCAGATTGGGGGAGCGATTGCAACGGAAGGGTTCGGTATTGCTCTTGCGGTTGCACTTGGATAACTAACATAAATACTATAAAAGGGAAGAATTAGAATGGCAAACAATTTTAAGAACGCATTTGCAAACAGTGTTTCCACTTCAAGTGGTTCACCTACAGATGTGTATACTTCAAACAATGGTTCTGCCGTTAACTCAATTCTTATTGAACTAGATGTGGCAAACACAGGAACTTCTGCTGTTCAGGCAAGTGTTCTTGTTTATGATAGTTCTTCAACAAACACATACCACATCGTTAAGGACGCTCCAGTGCCAGTTGGTTCGGCATTGAAAGTTGTCTCAGGTCAAAAGATTGTTTTGAACGGTGACGATAAAATTCAAGTATATGCTTCTGCGGCAACAGTAGATGTAGTGGCATCAATTCTAGAAGATGTAACATAAGGGGTAAGTGATGTCTGAATCATATATTGGTGTAAACAGTCCAAACAGAGTTTCTGCTGCATTTCAGAAAGAGGATTTCCTCGGCTCAGATTTGAGCACGATTACTGTAGGTTCGGCTTCATACACATATGCGTATGAGTTGGATACAGATGTCGATGGTGCTAATGCAGAGAATCTATATGTGGTTTTGGACAATGTGGTTCAAGAGCCAGACACTGCCTTTGTTATTCGTGAGAACTCTTCTTCCCAACCAAGAATTATACAGTTTCAAGGAACTGTTGCTTCAACGGCAGTCATCTATGTAGTTCATAGAGGTATCGGTTCATTTACAATGAAACCGCCTACTGGTTCAGTTGGTGCAGATCAACTTGCTGCGAACCTCAAGTCATTTACTACAGATACATTTGCTGGTGACGGTTCGACTGTTGCATTTACTCTAACAGAGACACCTCAGTATGCAAACTCAGTGATGGTATTCGTTGATGGTATTCTACAGAAAGAAACATCTAACTATGCAATCTCTGGTTCTTCACTAACATTCACAACAGCACCAGATGCAAGTTCAGAAATCGAAGCAAAACATATGGGTCTTCGTGGTGTTGTTCGTAGAGGCCCAGACTATCAATATGACGCATTTACTGGTGATGGTTCTACCGTTGCGTTCACTTTAAGTAACTCTGGTGTTCCAACTAACAGTGCATTTGTTTTCTATAATGGTATTTGTTTGAAACCTACTTCAGATTATTCAATCAGTGGGAATACAATGACGATAACATTTGCTCCAGTTAGTGCATCAGAAATAATGGTAAGGTATCAACTATAATGGCAAGTAATTCAAAAAATATCGCAGAACTTCTAAACAACCAAACAACAATTAGTGCTAATGATCTTGCATCAACTTTAGACTTGAGTGGGAAAACAGTAAGTGTTCCTGCTAACACTGTTACCACCCATGTAACTCCAACAGATTTAACACCTGTTAAACAAGATGTTGCTTTGGTTGCATTTGAACAAAACAGATCAGATAATAGAACTGCATTAAATATGCCAAATACTTTTGTTGACCAGTTTGAAGATGATACTGGTATTGATACAATTACTCAAGGTGGTCGTGATACCTCTGAATTTGTTTCATCCACCATACCAGCGGAATATGGTAGTTCTTGGCAAACATCAGTTCAAGCAAACTGGAATACATACTCTGGTGCAAATAGTGCTGGAACAGGCACCCTAACCCACGGTTCATCCCCAGATAACGATGGTCTTATGATTACTGCTGGCGCCTCTACTGAACTATCCTTTCCAGCAAATGCTCCTGTTGAATGGTCAATGACTACATCAAACAGTAGTGGTTACGGCCCCTACTTTGGTATGTCCAGTCTTTCTCAACTTCCAACAGATAATGGTGGTAATCCACGAAATAATGCTACATGGGGTAACACAGGTTTAGGTTTTCTTAGTGGGTCGTTTTTTACTAGACATGGGTCAACTTCACCAACAATAAACCACTTCAGAGGTGTGGGGGGCGATTGGAATAACCAGTTTACCGCTTTAAGAGGAAATAGTGGACAGAATTGCACATATCGTAGAGATATAGATGGGTATTTTAGGGTTTATGATGGTCTTGAAGGTAGTGGAACTTTACTAGGAACATCAACCTTTCAAAACCAAGAAGAACTATTCTTTTCATTTGGTGGCACTGGCAGTCATGCTGCATCAGCATCAAATGTTAAGTTTAGAATAGGAACGGCCCCAGTTCTAAATGCAACAGGAAACTTTACTTGTGTGAATCAAACAGCATCTTCATCTGTTTCTTCTATGAGTATTGTTGTTATGTATGAAGATAGTAGCGGAACTGCAACACTGAACACAGATTTGGTTGCACAGGTTTCTGCAAATGGTGGAACAGACTTTACTACGGTTACACTCGCAGCCGCACCAAACCTATCAAGTTCAATAAAGGTGGCAAAGTGTGATGCAGTGTCGGTCACTGCCGGAACAACACCAAAATATAAAATTAACTTTGCAAATCAGTCTAGTGGTGTGAAAGAGACTCGTGTTCTTGGTGTTGCACTGTTATACTAAATAGTAATGGAAAACAAAGGTAGACAATAATGGCATATATTGGAGCACAACCGTCCTACGGTGTATTTGACAGACAGGTTTTGACAGGTGATGGTTCAACCACAACCTTCAATCTTGACCATATGGCTGTGCCAACTTCACTGTTGGTTGTATTGGATGGTGTTGTTCAAGAACCAGAATATTCATATTCGACTTCATTAAGTTCTGGACAACCAAAGATTACATTCTCAGAAGCACCAGATGCCGCTGGTAGAGCATCTATTGTCTATTTGGGTAATGAAGTTCTCACTGCGACATCTGCTAACTCTAACACACATATTGATGAGTTCAACGGAGATGGTTCTACAACCGCATTTACGATGACAAGAACCCCAGCAGCAAACACTGCTGAAAACTATGCTGTCTTTGTTGATAATGTATGGCAGAGATATGGTTCTTCATATGCATATACTGCTACTGGTGATGTAATTACATTTACATCTGCACCACCGGCAGGAACAAACAACATTCAAGTGATTCAATTGAATGGGGTAAACACACTAAATACTGTTGCAAATGGATCAATCTCTCGTGTTAAACTAGACTTTGACCCAGAAGATGATGCAACGGCACTTGCAATTGCTTTAGGATAATATAGGAAAATAAAATGGCGAACACTTTCAAAAATGCGGCTCTTGCTAATGTAAACAATAGTGCATATGACACATTGTATACTGCACCAGCCTCAACACAGGTAGTTGTTCTTGGACTTGCCATCGCTAACAAAACGACAAGTGCGGTGACAGTCAAAGTTCAGTTCGGTGACACATCGGCATCAACTACACACCAATTACTAGAAGATGTAAGTATCCCAGCGAATACTACATTGGAAACACTTGCTGGACAGAAATACATTCTAGAGG